TTCGTAACGTCGCCCACGTGGACGGGGGCGACGCTCAAAACCGTTCCCGACGAAATAGCCGAGCAGTTTGAGTATACATACGGTGGAATCGGACTTAATACGTGGTACAAACTTCCCAAAGCATTGTCAGGCGTAGGCGTTTATAATATCAAGAATAAGCCGGTATCAGCCGCAATAGCGGATATGCCGGGGTATGCCGATAGTTCGCTCATGACTGCGCTTGACGTGCTGTATGCAATTGATTTCGACTACACGCAAGCGCAAGTCGATATGTACATGGGCAAGTCGCGAGCGCTCATACCGAAACAGTACGGCGGCGGTAACGCGGTGATAAACGTCAACGGTAGGCAGGGCACGGTTGCAGACGGCGTATCGTTCTCGGACGCGATAAGTCAGCCCGCGCTTAAAGACGATTTTTACACTGAGATTTTTACTGCGAACGGCGAACCGGTCAAACCTACATTCTTACAGCCCGAATTGCGCGGCGAGCAACATAAGTTCATACGAGATAGTTACCTCGAACTTCTCGCGAGCAAGGTCGGGTTATCGTCGTCCACGCTCGCAAATCACTTACAATACAATCACGATAAGACGGCAACGCAAGTAGAGGACGAGCAGACCACGACCGAAAAGACCGTCAATCAGAAGCGTGCGCTTATAACCGACGAGATTAACCGTATGCTTACCGATGTTGCAAGGTTTTACGGCTTTGACGACGCGTGCATAGAAATTGCATGGGGCAGAGCGAGCAGTAATACCGCAGCAGTAAACGACGAATTATTGAGAGATTATCAGGCGGGCGTATTGCCGCTTCGTAAGTATCTCAAAAAGCGGTGGGCAGATCTGTCCGAGGAAGAAGTCGAAGAATGGGCAACGGAAATCGAAGCGGAAAAGAAAGTCGCCGCAGAACGAGAGAATTTCGGCGGGCTGTTCAACGACAAGGACTATTACGGCGACAGCGAGGTAAAGGACGATGCAGATAGCGCGGGAGCGGTATAACCCTTACGTCGTGCTTATCGAGGACGCGCAAACGGATATCCGCGAGTTAATACGCCTTGCGTTTCTGACAAGCGAGCCCAAAGAACGAACGGAGAGAAAACTCAAAAAGATTATCCAACGGGCTATCGATAAAATAGACATTCCTCGGCTTAAGCGCGACGTGGTTAAATCGCTAGTTGCATTTGCAAATAAACAGCGCCGCGAGTGGCTTTCCGTCGGACTGTCGCCGGAAACGATTATATTTCTTGCGACAGAGAAAAACCGCGAGAAACCGCGTTTCCCGAAGCCGGGGCTTGTTATGCAAGAACTTTCGGAAGTTGTCGAAGTTAATCGCACTTACGGTAATGCTTTTAATCGCGGTGTGCCGCTAGGACGCTATTACGACGAAGTATGGAAGTCGCGCGTTTCCCCGGCAATCGAAAAAGCGGCAGAGGATAATGCGCTCGATCCTAACGATTATTCGGGGCGAAACAGTCTGCGAAACCTAGCGGAAATGGAAGTGCGCTACCACGACCACCTTGATACCATAGCGGAATTAAAGGGAAGTGGCATAAAACTCGTCGCGTGTTCGTCGCACGCCGACTGTTCGGATCGTTGCGCGCCGTGGCAAGGGCGTATATACTCGCTCGATGGTACTAGCGGAGTAATCGACGGACACCGTTACGTGCCGATCGAAACAGCGACGGATATATGGTACACGACCAAAGCGGGTAGGCGCTACAAGAACGGACTGCTCGGCTTTAACTGTAGACATAGAATTGAACCGTATGTCGGGCAACTACTTCCGACGGTATCTGCGGCAGAACGCAAAGAGGAGTACAAAATCACGCGTAATCAGCGAAGCCTTGAACGTGCTGTAAGGTATGCAAAGGTCAATGCCGCAATGAATAAAGGGCTGGATAACGTAGCGTATCAAGGGTGGCGCGAGCGGGCAAAACTTGCAAACGAAAGATACTTAGCATACTGCAAAGAACACGGACGAGCGGCATATCCCGCGCGGACGGCTATAATCTGATAATAATCTAAATACGGAGGTATAAAGACATGCCACATACGCGGAGCCGAGATCACCCTCGGCTTTTTTCATGCAATCAAATTTCAAACGAATAACAGGAGGTAAATCAAAAAATGTTTGGAATCAAGAAAGATAAGGACAAGCCTACCACGCTTGAAGAAGTGCGCAAGGCTTACGAGGACCTTTCCGACGAGGACAAGAAAGCGTTCCACCAGTCGATTGCCGACAGAATTCACGAGAGCGTAGGCGAACAAGAAGCGGAAAACGGACAGAAAGACGAACAGTCTGCTGCCGACCGTGAACACGAAGCGCTCGGTGAAGAACACGCCGACGGCGAGGGCGATACCGAAGAACTCGGCGAAACCGACGAGGGAAAGGCAGAAGAGAAAGCAGAAACCGCCGCAGAAGAAAAACATGAGGAAGCGGAAAAGCCCGAGGAAAAAGGCGAGGCTACTCACGAAAACTACGGCGAAGTTATCAAGGCGTTAGAAGCGCGTATCGCAAAACTTGAAGCGAACGCTGAAAAAGCGCCGAAGAAAGCAAGCGAGGAAGAATCCGATTATCTTACCGCGCTTGAGCGCAAATACAACCGTTAAAACGACATAACAGGAGGTAAAAAATTATGTCTAAAACTATTTCTACTTACGGCACCGGTTCGGAATTCGTAACGAGCGCACTCATGGGGCTCGGCGCGACCGAACAGGACAAAAACGGGCGTTTCTACCTTGACGGTACTATGGTAAACGCCGAACTTTCCGATGTTATCGCGGAAGCGATTTACATCGACGAAATCTTCCGTGACGGTCAGTCGGTCACGAGCAAGTACACTACCGACCGCAAAGCCGGCGCGGTGCGTGTAATGCTCGATACCCCGATCCCGTTTTCGAGCCGTACCGTTTCTTACGGCGGCAGAGCGGGTACCGACGGCAACGCGGGGGTAATAAACACCAACCCGCCGCTTATGCCCGCAGACGACGAATTTATGGTGTACCTGAACCAGGTCAACGATCAGGCGATGATCTTCCCTGACCTCAGCAAAGAGTACATACCGCTCGACGTTATGGCGAAGAAAATCAACGGCTATGCAAAGCGCGTAGTCGAAGATCGTTCGGCTTCCACGCTTGCCGAGATCATCGCGTATGCGTTCTACCGTTCGCTTAACGACGGCAACAACCTCAAAACCGTTGCCGATATTAAAGCGGACAACGCTTACGCCGACCTTATCAACGAACTTAACTCTGCGCTTGACGACGGCGACGAAGCAACCGGTGCACACACGTTCCCGATCGACGGCAGAACGATTATCGGTCGTCCTGAGTTTGTCAACGGAGTGTTCAATCGCAAGTCGGGCGTTATTCTGACCGGGGCAGACCTTGCGCAGGCTATGCTTCGCGAATACGATCTGTCCGTTGATTTCGAGGACAAGAAATACGTTGGCGAGAACTACAAGGGTTACGCTATGCAGTTCAACTGGGTTGTTGCAAATAGCATGATCTGGAAACTTGCAGAGAAGTACCTCGGTCTTGCCGACGGCGCGCTCGACAACGTGTACGCTATCGCGGTTTCACGTGAAGCCACCGCAATGGGCAAAATCGTCGACCTCGGCGTAAAACTCATCGACGCTAACGAAGTGCGCGGCACCAAAGCGCAGCCGCTTAACACCTGGGGTCACGAAGCGTTCCGTAAGTCGTTCGTTATCGGCAAAACCACTCTTACCAACGACTACCTTACCAGCACGCTGTCGCTTTCTGCGGACAAGCGTCTTTACCCGATCGCACCGAAAGCGGCGAACAACGCGAACAAAATCGTCGTTCCCGTATTCGGCGCCGACGGCGTAACCGTTGTGGGTTACAGAGAAGTTGCCGAAGTTCCCAAGCCGAACGGCGGCAATATTCAGTCCGGGCTTAAACAGGTAGCGGGTGTTACCGCTTCCGTAGCGAGCGGCGCAGTAACCTCGGGTACTAAGGTAACGCTGTCGACGTCTACCACCGGCGCGGACATTTACTACACGACCGACGGCACCGAGCCGACGAGTGCGTCGACCAAGTACACCGCGCAAATCACCGTTTCCGCGGCGACGACCGTTAAGGCGAAAGCAATCAAAGCGGGCATGGTTCCGTCCGACGTTGCTACTTTCGAGTACACGATCTCCGCGTAAGGCAAGTAGGTATAATAATAAAAGACAGGGCGTTAAAACCCTGTCTATATGCCGTGAAAAGCGCATGGCGGTGCAATTCCGCGACGCGGCGATAATGATTAAAATAAGCCCGTTTTTGGAGGGCTGACGAGGTGCTTATGATAAGCAAAATGAAACGCAGTATATCGTCTAGACGACGTGGCTTTTGGTTTACCACTAAAACCGGGCAACACATATACGTTGACGATGACGAAACTCCGAAACAAGCTTGCGAAAGAGTGTACAAAGAGAAGTCGGAAGAGCGCAAAGAAAAACTCGACGCTACGAAATCGTTTGCCACTCAGGTTGACGCGGTGTTATCCGGTGCGGACACAAGCACTACGCATATCAAGGTTATGAGTACGCCGAAAGTATTGCGCGATCTGAACGTACCCGATTTGCCCGTTATAATGACGGCGAAGCATATACGTAGCGTTGCTTTCGACGACGGCAAGGACAAAATGAACTATCACGGACTAGGCGCGGAAACGGTAAAACGCTTGCCAGAGTTGCTTTCCGACCCGGTTATGGTAATGCGGAGCCGTACCAAAGACGACAGTATCGTGGTGCTTACTGCCGAGCTCGATAAAGAAAACCGCCCGATTATTGCGGCGGTTTAACTGAAAGGGGACGGGAACATAAACGATGAAGAAAGCGAAGCGAACGTGTTGACGAGCGTTTACGGCAGAAATAATTTTTCGTCGTTTCTTAACAACAACGTGAGCGAAGATCGCATCATGTGGTGGAGCAAGGAAAAAGCAGAACAAACCGGTTTATCCGACTTGCGTATGTTGTCGCAAGTAAAAGACTTACCGCCTGATACCGTACTTAAAAAGATGCCTTAATAACGCAAAAGCCGCCGTAATCCCTGGGCTACAATTGCCCAACAACCACGACGGCGTTTCGCGCCCGACCGCTGTACAACAGCCGGGACTTAATTAAGTTGTTTTGGTTAACGGTGCTACCGTCTACTTCTATATACGTCAAAATTAAAAAAAGGCAAAACCTTTTTTTTATTTTTTTAAAATTTTATTTAAAGGAGCAAATTTATGGTAAATACAAACTATCCGTATGACGACTTGTATATGCGCTACGACAAGCGGCACGCACCGTTACGTTCTGACGATAAAGTATCTGACGGACATTGCGGGTATCGATATCGAGCGCAGAACGCAGCACAACGTGCAGAATCAGAACGTTGTAAACGCGGCGCTTGACCGTATCAGCAATCTCATATACGGCTATCTTGCAAAACACAACGACGCGCAAACGATAAAGTACATAATCGCGAAATGCCCGTCGGCTCGCGCGATAATTATGGATGCAATGGGTTCGCAAGCGGCGTACGTCTTTTCCGTTGGCGATCTTACGTTATCCGCAAAGCCTGATGAACGTGCGGCGTGGCTCGATATGAGCGCAGAAAACACGCTGAACGGCGTGGAAGTGGAAGAAACCGGGCGAGTGCTGACCAGCGTTGCGCCGTATCCGTTCTGCCCGCCGTCTTACGAGCAAGGGGAGTATTGATATGGACGTACTGGATATTCTCAAACCGCGCAGGGGCTTTACGCAAACGGGCAGTTATCGCAGATTCACGACCGACGCGCCGTCGTACTTTGAATATAAAGACGTTGATTATCCGTCGAAGCGTTGGGGTGACGTTATAAACAATCTTATCACCGACGATAACAGCCGCGTTATTCGCACTATATGGGATTGTGATTACGAAGTAAACGGTTTTATCTGCACGCAGGACGGCAAGACGTGGACGATCGTCACGATAATTCACGACAACAAGAACGCGGAGAATCTAAGACTGTTGCAATCGAACCCCGCGGCCGAGTTCGTTATAGGCTTGCAGAACGTAGAGAACCCGAAGAATCTGAGGTAAGGACTATGGAACTTACGGACGAGCAATTTCAGAGTGTGTGTGCGGAAGCGTTCAAGGCGTTTCAGGCGGCTGTGCCTAACCCTAAAACGCGTTACGTCGCGTACTGTACCAACGCTTACGGTT